AGGCGCCGTTGAAGACCACTCTATGGCCGCTCTGAACCAACCTCTGACCTTACTCTCTGGTTGTTTCTTTCTCTTATATGTCCTATGTGGCCGCTGAGGTGTGCGTCTGTTTTTACGCTCAGAAATCCACAAATATACTTGTCCTAACATATCCGCCTCGGGGTGTCCTGTTGTAATCGTTTTTACAAATTTTCCGTTATTGTTTTTTCTCATATTCTCATTGATTGCCAGACACCTCGGAGGCGCCGGACTCTCTAAATCTCTAAGCTATCTCTCTGTATCTTATATATCTCTTCGTTTGTAGTCTTGCCATTATCTAACTGGTTTAATGCGTCCTCCTCTGTCGGATATGGCGTGGAAACAGCGTCCTTGAAGCATTTGAGTACCATTTCATGTCTTTGCGCCTCTACATTGACCATGTGTTTAATCGCCATAACTACATATCTACCTGTCGTATATGGGTTGTTTTCTGGATTGCCTGGTCGTTGTAATGGTGCGTCAAATGTGATAATGTCACCAGCATTTAACATTGTATAACCATATACAAGTAGAGATAGATTCATATTACGCATTGCCTGTTTCTGGTGCGTAATTAATGGTAATAACTCTTTATTAGATGTAAACTCATAATCATTATGCACTTTACTTGTTTCTGTCACCACCATAGTCTTTGCCTCTGACATCTCATTTAGACCTTTATTTGTGTCTGAATATTTAACACCTTTGCCTTTACCGTCTTGTGGATATAATAGACCTGCACTTTCAAATTGACTAGCTGCCATCTCTGTATGTGCTTGAAAAGGTCCTGTTTCATTGTAGTCATAGACCTTTGTACTAATTGTCTTATTAAATGCGTCATGCACGGTCACCTTGTTAGCATAAAAACCTTGATTAATATTTTGTAATGTGTCAACTGGTTTATCATACTCATACTTAATTACATTTGATAATCTTCGTTCTAAATCTTTAATCTCTGCTCTATTAGGGTTATCTGCAACACTAGTTACCATTGACATGTATTTAAATTTAGGTGGTACTTCACTTAATTGACCATCAAACCCCATCATTGAGTCTATACTTCTAAAATGAAACGCCTCACTTGTTTCATAAAACCTATAACCTGCATTTACTCTAAATTTTTTTGATTGTGCCTGTGTTGCTAGAAAGTTAATTGCGTCATATGGTTTTAGATTTGGTATTACATACTTAGCATTGGTAGCTGTTGGTTCAAAATGAAATGGTTTTTTAGATTTTAAATAGTTTCTTAATATATCATGTACGGCGTCTTCAACAGGACCTGCATATGCCTTTGATATCTTTGTTGTAGAGTTTCTAAACATTTCAGGTGAACAAAAGAATATCTGGTACAATTGTGCCCTTTCATTTTTAGGGTCTTTTCTAACTCTATCTATTTTGTATATTTGTAATGGTGTGCCTGTGTCTTCGCTGTAGTCATAACCAGGCATGCCGGGTGAATTAAATTTAAGTGATAGTCTTTCAAGACCAACCATTGGCATAATAGTTCTAATGTCTTGCATATCATATACAATTATAGAACCAACTACATTGTTAAGTAATATATCTTCGGTAATTTCAAAGTTATATAAAATACCACTTATATCTATTTTTCTAGGTTTTGAATCATCAGCAAATCTGTATGAAATAATTGCTATTTCAGATAAATTATACTGACCAACTTTATCAAAAACATCTCTATCAGTTTGTGCCATATCATTACTTCGTTATGAGTAGTCTAAACTCATCAATAAAATTATTTAAATAGTTTGGTTGTAACAATTTAATTTGCCTCTTTTTGTCTTGTAATCTTCTTTCATATTCAGTATTAGATACTGATTGAGCACCAGGATAATCACTATTAACTTCTATTAAGTGTGAGTAATCAGCAGGACCATCACCTGTTTGTTTACCACTTGATTGTACTGCCTCGTAATGATGTATGCCTGCTGGATTGTCATACTTATCTTTCATATATTGTTGAAAGTTATACTCATCTAATGGCCAGTCGTAATATCTATTTACAACATTGTTCATTAAACATACAATCCAAAAATATTCTGCGTCACCATATACTTTATAAGCTACCGTTTCAGGTGAATCACCCTCTGGCACATCAAAGTTATCAAATAAGGCAACATTGTTTGCTATCTTACTTCTAACTTTTACTCTTCGCCATATATCAGTAACTTCTTTAGTGTTGCCATTTACACCAGATAAGTTATAGTCTATGACTGGAAATTGGTCAAAGTATGGCATTATGCTCCTTGTACAATATCATCTTTAGTAATGATTCTGTCTTCTATAAAGTTAACTGAAAGTCTAGTGTGAACAGGTTGACCGTCTTCAAAAAATCTTGGTTCACCGTCAGGCGCATAATCAACATCTACACCTTGACAATAACATGCTGATATTTTATTTAAATTAGTGTTCTCTTCACCTCTATGCATATAACTAATTCTAAAATAATTTGGTAATTCAAATATAGCACCCGCTTTACCTTTTAAACCTGGTGCTGAATTATATTTAAAAATCATTATTATATCGTTTACTGCCTTTGCCTCTTTCATGTTTCTAGGCCAGAAATCAAATGTGTATGAGAAACTTCTAAAATCAGGTGAATCATAAAATTGTTCATTTCTAGGATTTAATGCTGTACCACTTCTCTTTTGTAAAAATCTTACCGGGTCACCAGCACCTGCCATACTCACTAATTCACCTACTAATTTTTTACCTTGTCTAATTGCAATACCTGTAGCACCTTCTAACGCTGCCTTAATTTGTTGTGAAGACATACTTGTGCCTGGAGGACCACCTGCACTAGCATTTAATTTATCTATACCACCTTTAATTGCTTCTAAATCACCTGCTATACCAGCAGTATCTCCTTCATATGTTTGTTGATAACTTGACTTGATACTTGATGGCATGTATAATGCGATAGCAGCTGTTGTGATTGATTTATCACCAACTTTTGATGTTACCCTTTGTTGTCTTTTCTTTGATGAAAATGCTGGACTAGTTTGAGGACTATAACCTACAAAACCTGATTCAAATAGTATATAATGTCCTAGACCATTGTTACCAAGGTCTAATGGATATTGAACAGGACTAAATGATAATGGATTTTCAATTAATTTAGCTGATGGTGCGTCATCTATATCAAACGGACCTTTCTTTCTTAATTGAGCTGCTACTTTACCTGCGTCTTTAGCACCTTGTTTTGAAGCAAAATTGTTAATCGCATTTGCTAAAAATGGTGTTGCTAGATTTGACAGCGAATTTCTTAACTTACTAAATGGCATATAAATAATCCTTGTATAGTAATATTTATATAGATTATAGGTACATTATGGCAAAGAGTTATAGAGGATTATATAGACCAACCAATCCAAAGAAATATATTGGTAATACCAAGCAAATAGTATATCGGTCACTATTAGAAAGACGGTTTATGCGTTACTGCGACCTAAACCAAGATATATTATATTGGGCAAGTGAAGAATTACCTGTTAGATACTACAATCCACTAGACAAAAAATATCATAGATACTTTCCAGACTTTGTTGTAAAGACGGTCAATGATGAAAAGTTTATGATTGAAATAAAACCATCTAGGCAAGTAGCAAAACCAAAACCACCTAAAAAGAAAACCAAATCTTACATGAGAGAGTCATTTGAATATATCAAGAACCAAGCAAAATGGCAAGCAGCAAAATCTTATTGTGATGATAAAGGTATGAAGTTTAAATTGATTACAGAAAAAGACCTAGGTCAATACTAAGCACTTAAATTATTAGCACTTTTTTCAAAGTAAGGGTCAATACCTGTATCTAGTTTACCACTATGTACATCTGTTTGACTATTTACTGAGCTATTACTTGTATTATAATTATTATTATTAACAACAACTGCACCTTGATTGTCATTTTCTAAATCAGGTATATCACCAACTGGTAATTTAACATTTGTTGTATTACCTGTCCCTATAATGTCTGTCATATCAACATCTGGACTTGCGATTGTAGTTCCTGTTCTTTCACCTAATGCCATATCTTGTTTTACAACCACATATCTTTTGTTTGTTTTATCATAAGCAACTTTTACTTGTTCACCTATTTCATCAGCAACTGCTTCTGCAAAATCAACACCTATAGCTCTAAAGTCTTGACCATTTTGTTGTAATACACCGTCTTTAAAATCGTACTTACCAGCGATTGTTGTTAAACCTTTTGCCTCATCTAAAGCAATCTTTTCAGCAACGCTAGCGTCACCTGTTGAAACTTCATCTAATTGTGATTGTGTTGGTGTAACATTAAATTTCATTTTGTCTTTAACAAAATCAGGTAATGGTAATGCGTCAACAATACCGTTTATTGCTTCTTTAATTCTATTACCTATACTAGTAAAAAAGTCTGTAATAGGTCTAAACATATTACTAACAAAACCTAATATTTTATCAGGTAGACTTGTTACAAAATCTTTTACTTTATTAAAACTATCACTAAAGAAATCACTTATAGAATTAAATATGTCTGCAAAAAATGTAAATGCACCATTAATGGCGTCTGTAATCGTGGTTTTCACCGTGTCATATGCGTCTGTAAAGAATTGTACAATATTATCTTTTAAATCTATAAAAAAGTTTTTAATATTTGTTATTGTATCTGTTACATAAAGAACAATATTGTCATATAAAGCTTTAAAGTCAATACCCATTGCCTCTGCTAAACCACCTAAAAACTCTACCGTTTTATCAAATATTTTTTTAGGTAATTCTATCAAGAAACCTAATAATCCTTCCATACCAAAAATTCTATTTAAACCACCTAATACATCACCCTCAAATATCATTGTAAATCCTTCAACAATACCTGTTACTGCGTCAACAACTAATTCAAGAGCACCACCAACAGCACCTAATAATGATTTAATTAAAAAATCACCAACTCTGATTAAAAAATCTGTAACTGGTTTTAATTTTGTAGCTAAATCTTTTAGTTTATCAAGAGCGGGTGTTAATGCTTTTGCTATCTCATCTGAATATTTGTAAACTAATGTAAAACCTAATATTAATGCACCAAGAGGACCAAATCTACCAAATAATTTAACTAACATGCCACTCTTTCCAAATATTGCAATAAATGGAGCAAATAGTTTTTTTAAAAACGCCATACCACCAAATGCACCTAATATAGAAGCAAATATACCTGAACCGCCACCACCTTCATCACCTTCTTGTGGTTCTAGTTTAACAGGCATAGCACCTGGACCACCGTCTAATTGATTTTCTTTTTCATCTTCAGTTTTATCTTCTAATGCTCTTCTATCTTGTAATTTGTTAAAGGCAACCATTTCCATGATACCATTAGCAACATCTCTAACTGCTCGTAATGTTTGATTTTGTATAAATCTAATTTGTTCAAGTATTTCGGTTGAGGTATCAGAATTCTCTGCTAATACAGCAGTTCCAGAGGCAGCTACTAATGCACTACCAACAACTTTTTGTTGTTCTTCTACAACTGCTAGAGCACTTGTTACATTTGCGTTTTCTTCAGCCATTATACTTTCTATACCCTATTAATCTTTAGCTTTTACTTTTGATGGTTTACCATTTACATATATTGCAAACCAACCAGCACCAGCGCCAACAACTACTGAAACTAAACCTGCTTGAGCGTTATTAGGAGCTTCTAATGCCATAAACCAAGTGATGACTTCCATAAATGCATATGCATAAGCGACCATCATAAGTCTTGGTACTAATCTCCAGTTTGATATTAATTCAGGTACTTCTACCTCAATAAAATGCCACAATTGTGAACATCCGTATTTAAATCCTGACCAGCCTGCGCCGAACATTGATTTTATTTTTTCTATCATTGTTTTCTTCTCTCTCGTTCTCGTTTTTCTTTTTCTTCTTTAATATATGCAATCAACAAGTTTACATATATCTCCCTTTCCCACGGTACCATTTCATTTAATTCTGTTAATGAATATTTATGATGTTGCATTAACGAAAAATTTACTTGATAATGGTTTTCAAGCGTGTCATGTGATAGGGCTACCCGAAAAAATCGGAAAGACCTGATAATGTAATCTTACTTTTTACCTTCGTTTTAGGGTTGGTTATATCAATTTCATGCATAAGTTTTGGCATAGTTTCATAAAATCTTTGTATTTTCTTAAAAGATTTACTATCTAAACTTTCTATAAACTTATCTAGTTCTTCCCTAGAATAGTCTTTAGCCATATGCACTTTATCGCCTTCAAAGATTTGGTAAACGCCATCTGCAATTACACCAAATAATGTTTTTGCACTAGCACCCTTACTATAATCTATTGTAGGGTCAACAGAATTGATTGTAGGGTACTTCATTAATACACCTATTTTCTTTTCTTCATCAACCATAATTTTGTTTCTATGTTCATCATCTACATGTACATCAACAGCAGATAAATCTACATCTACCTCTGCATAATCTTTTTTAGTGTCAGGACATAGAATTTTTAGTTTAACAACTTCACCTACTGATTTTGACCTAATCTGTAAAAATACATATTCTAGGTCAAATGTCGGTAAGTCATCAACATTTAATTGTCCAAATGTACATACACTAACTATATCTTTTAATGCTTGTACAATTTGTTTTTGTTCTTTTGATTCCATTGCTTGTAATAAGATTTTCTCTTCTTTTACAAGAAATGGTCTATACTTTACTTTTACATCACTTGAAGGTAATGTCAATTCAAAAGTATTACTTTCCAATACTGGCAATGCCATAATATTACTCCTTAATTATTAACCAAAAGGTGGAAATAATCTTCCACCTGTAACTCTACCAATTGGTAGATTTCTTCTAGTTGTTTGTAGTATATCTCTACCTGCTCGTCTTATTTCAGGAGGTAGTTTACTTAAAATACCACCAAACAAACCAAAATCTTTACTTGCTTTTATAGTCGGTTTATCACCGGCTGCTTGACCAATAGTTGCACCATTAACTTGGTCAATTGTTAAATTTACCCAATTTCTAAAATTTAAAGTAACAGGTACTTCAACGATAGTATTATTAGCACCATATGTATATTCAATAGGACTAATAATTTGTGGATAAACTTCATATAATCTAACTGCATATGTAACTCTAGCGTCATCATCAGCTTTAGCGTCAAACTGACCTAACTGAAATATATCTATTGAGCCAACATAGTCATCATAATATCTCATGTCATGGGTTTCACCGTCAAATATTGTTTTTTGCCAGTTTTCCCAAAACATTCTTTGTCTTAAAAACTTATCACCAAAAAAAGTTAACTCTATCTCACCACTAAATGAGTATGCGTAAGGCATTTCTCTTTTAGGTCCATATGTTTTATGTGGTGCTGTATTAATATCTCTACTTGGCATGGTAATTTTATTACACATCATTTGCATGTTTTCACGCATAGCACCACTACTTAAATCATTATTTGTATTCTGACTTAATTGTGATGGTGGACCACCCGGCGTTGTAACTAATTTTTGTGGTGGATTTATTATGACATAAAACCTATTTGGTCTTGCCATACCCTCACCTTGATTTATCTGTGCCTGAAATCTTTGCAATACACCAGAACCACCAGGTTTTCTTTGTAGTCTAGGGTCACCTGCTACATCAGCTAATGACTTATCTCTTGGTAAGCCAAGTCTAATATCGTAATTACCTATTCTACGACCACCTCTTAAAATTGCCATTAATATGTTCTCCTACTTTTTGCAAATACCGTACCAAGTGAAGCACCTTGAAATTGTGCAACTGGTAAATAGGCTGCTAATGCCATCTCATTTACATTTACTCTTAAAAATTGAGACCTCACATGAGAATACAAATACCTTTTAATACTTGCCTTTACATATTTATTAGACTTTACTTGGTCATATGTAGCTTGAATTTTTGTTGATTGGTCAAACTTTGCATTACTAGAATACTTTTGTAATTGTTGTAAAAATGCAAATCTGGCACCATATGGTAAATAGTGAAAATTTAAACCTATAAAACCACCTTTCATAGGTTCTAATGGTAATACTAATGGGAATGTGTCGTAATATGGCAATCTTTGTTTAAATTTAGGGTCATAGAAAAACATACTCATACGACCAGCACTAGGTCTACCTAATAATTTACCAC